TGGCCCTTACACCCTGGATCTTGACGTTGTTTTTCGACTCGTAGGCCTGCACGGTAGCTGCGAACGCCCGGCTCTCGGCCTCCAGGATGCCGATCTTCGCCTGCTCGGCGCGGACGCCGGCCTCGTAGGCGTCGTATTCGGTCTTCTTCGCCTGGAGCTTCTGGGCGTAGGCCTGAACGTCGGTGCCGTAGGCTTCGATCTGCGCCTTGACCAGGTCGGCCTGGACTTTCGCCCCTTCCATCTTCGCCCGGTAGATGTCGATCAACGAGGTGACGCCCTGTAGCCGAGCGGTGTACACGCGAACGGTCTGCTCGTTCAGGTCACCCTTCGCCTTCTCTCCCTCGATCTGGGCCTTGAACACTTCCAGCTTCGCCAGTTCGCCCTGCAGGCGCTTGCCGTACACGTCAGCGGCCACCTGGTAGGCGGACTGACGGGCGTTGAACAGCGACACCTCGGCGTTGTAGAGCGAGATATCGCTTTCCAGGCGGAGGCGTGCCGCATCGAACGCGCGCTGCGCCATGGCGTTGAACTGGTCCATCAGTTGGGCTTCCAGCCCAATGCCGCGCTCTACCGCGGCGCGCAGGTTGTCGATCTCCCACTGGGCGGAGTTGATGAGGATTTCGCGCGCGTTCTCGCTGACCTTCAGTTGGTTGGCCTCGCGAATGTCGGCCACCCGCTTCAGCAGCGCCCCTGGCGGTAGCATGTGACCGCGGCTCGCGAAGTCCTGGAAGGCGTCGTCGACGGCTTTCTGACCGTTGATGTCCTCGCGAACCCTGGCGCGATCGAACAGCGCCTGCTCGATCGCCGGAGGCAGCCCGGTCCCGCCGGCCAGCATGCGTGCGAGGGTGGACTTGAGCAGACCCAGATTCGTCGACTGGTAGGTCGGCTCCGCCCACTGCAGCACCGTCGACGGCGCCGAGCCCACGAACTCTGGAGCCGACTCGTCGAACCTCGGTAGGTCAGGGAAGACGAACTCCGGCACCGAGATCGGCACCAGGTCCCCCACATCCGGCATGGTGATGGACGGCGCCACCGGCAGGTCCACGTTGCCGGTGTTCGGCCGCACGGGCGCACCAGAGGTATCGATGGGCGACGGCCTCGGTGGCAGGTCGATACCAATCACCGACGGCGAGAACTCCGGCGGCTCGTCCAGGTCACCCAGGCCCTGGTCGATATCGCTGAAGTCCAGGTTGAGGTCGGGCACTTGGATGTCGCCGATCGCCGGCAGCTCGGCCCGCACGGGAACCGAGATATCGGGGAATGGGTTGTCCGGCGTGTTCGGCAGGTCGATGGTCGGGGTGGGCGGCAGCGTGTCGAGTTGCGTGCCGATGTCCTGCAGGCTCTGCAAGGTCTCATAGGCCTTGCCCAGGGCAGCGTCCGCCCGCTGGTTCATCAGGTCGATCTGCTCGCTGACGATCTGGTAGGGGCGGTCGTAGCGAGACACCGCACCGTCTTGTTCAGCCATTACACTCTCCTCGAGGTTTCGTCTTGCAGCAGTTGCAGGTCGTAGAGCTTGAAACCGCGGCCGGGCTCGTTGCGCAATGTGAAGCGCCAGTCACGGGAGCGCAGCCCCTTACCCAGCTTCACTCGCCCGGGAACAGCAGAGGCATCCGGCCTGGCCGCCAGGGTGTAGTCGTAGGCCACTTCGCTGCCGGTGCTGGTGACGCCCACCGAGACGCCGAGTTGCCCGGCCGCCGCGTAGCGGAGATAGAGATAGCCCCCTCGCTTCAGCTGGGGCGAACCGAAGTCCACCAGGCCGGTGACCACCAACGACTGCAGCGGCGCGCCGTCCGCCACATAGAGCCCATCCGGCCCTGCCGCCAGCAGCAGCCCGCCGACAGCCGCGAAGGAGTTCACCTCCGGCAAGGTCAGTCTCGACATGCCGAAGGTCTGTGTGTGGCAGGTCCAGGCGACATGCTCTCCCTGGACGGCCTCACCTTCGGCATGCCCCCAGTCATCTACGACCTGTCCCCCGACAACCGTCCCCTGGGCCAGTTCGGTGGCATGCAGGACGTCATCCACCAGATCAGCGGTGACGGCGGATTCCTGCTCCAGCGCATCGCTGGCCACGGCCTGGTCCTCGACGACCTCGGCCACTTGCGCGCCGGCGACGACCTGCTCAGTGCCGGCGGCGGCGTCCTCTACCAGATCCTGGGCGCCGAGAATGAACCCGCCGGAAGCCTGGGCCGTATCGGTCAGCACCAGCCTCCCGGTGGCGGTACCGGTGATCTCTTCCGAGGCCCTGGCCGAATCCAGCACACTGGCCTTCGGCATCTCCACCAACCACTCGCCGGCGGCGGCCTGATCGCCTGCGACCTCCAGCACTCCATGGGATATCGCCTCGCGAGCCCTGGCCCGGTCGGTCACCAGGTCGCTGGACAGCACCGCCTCGCCGGCCCAATCGCTGGCCTGCGCGGAGTCGACTACGATGTAGGCCGCCCGCTCCTCCACGACTTCAGCGGCCGACGCCTGATCCGGCACCACCTGGCCGACAGTCGAAACAGTGAACGCAGTTGCCACGGCGACCGAGGCCAGGACATCGCCCAGCACCGCGAACAGGGATTCGCTGGCCTGCGCAGATTCGCTGACCAGATCGCAGAGACACTCTTCGTCAGCCATTCACCACCCCCAGGAAGCAGGCTTGATTCTTGATATAGGGCATGGTGTCGGCCCCCTTGATTTCCTCCGGCGCATCGGGCTCCGGCTGGTAGACGATGGCTTCGGACGTGCCGAAGGCATTGGCCGTCGCCCACATGTGCATCAGATACCCCTTGGTGCTCCCGTCCGGCATCGACACCTCCGGCGACGGCAAGAACCACGACAGGTCCTGCGACACCCATTCGAAGGTGTCCCCGCTCTCCTCGGGCATATCGATCACCCCGCCGAAGTAAACGAGCTTCACGTTCAAGGTCCCCTCGTAGTCGCGGTCTCTGGAGTACCCAGCGGGGAGCGGCGGGTAAGTTGGGTTCGGCCAGTACGGCGAGATACCCCCGCCGATCAGGATGTTGCCTACTCGCGGCGCGGCGACGAGGTCGCACAGGCGCATCCACTGGCCGCTATCGGCGATCTCGGCACAGGGATTCGACGTGTCGTAGTTGACGCTCACCACGTAGCGCGTCAGGTAGTTCGGCCCGCAGGGACCTATCGAGCCGGGCTCGTAGATGGCGTAGGTGTAGGTCGCCGACCAGGGATCAGCCAGGGTGAGATTGCTCCAGGTCTCGGACTCGGCAATCCCGGATTGCGTCTCCCGAATGGCGTAGAAGCAGGCCTCGCGCATGTAGGCCGGCAGGCAGACAACGGCGGTCGTTTGCCCCTGGGAGCCCACGCTCTTGCGGTAGGTCCGGCGGCGAAAGAACACATTGCGGCTCAGCGTCCCTCGCTCCTGCGGGAAGATCGAGTCGTTCCACGCCGCCCCACCGATTCCGAGCTTGGTGCCCTCGATCTCCTCGTAGAAGCTGCTGTCCGCGAACTCCGTGCGGTCGTCGAAATCATCGCTGTACCAGGCTCGGCGCACGCCGCGGCCGCCGTAGGTGGTGGTCTTCGACCACTTCCCGATGTACATGCAGTCCTCGTAGTCGCTCACGGTCTCGTCGGTCGCCGTGTCCTTGTTGGTCGCGAACCACTTGATGGCCTTGAGCTGGTCCCCGGCGAAGAAGACGAAGACGGTGGTGTCGCATTCGGCGAAGCGAATCCAGGGCTGGGTGTTCGCGCTGAAATCGTGCGACAGGATGCTCATCTCCTCAATCCAGGCCGGCTCCCAGAGCTTGAGGTTGTAGACGCTGGCCGTCTGGGCATTCGCCATGTTGCCCTCACCGACCTTGCCCACAGTGGCCATGGAGCCCGGTGCAATCGGCTGGACAACCAACTGGTCAAGCCGATCGAGGTAGAGGTCCGGGCCGTCGATGCTGAGCAGGCGGAACTGCTGCTGCAACTCGTCGGTGGTCATATAGTCGAGTTTCGCCAGGGCGGCCTCGAAGCGGACCTTGCTGAAACGGTTGCCGTAGGCCCGCAGAGCCTGCCGCATGCGCTTCTTCTGCTGGCCATCGTTCGGCGCCTTGCTCGCGGCTATGGCGATATTGATGTTGTAGTGCGCGCAGAACTGCAGCCCGTCGGCGTACCAGCCGTAGCCGGTGTTATGGGCCTCGGTTCCCGACTCGTTGAACGCCCAGCCGCAGGCGCTGCTCAGTCCGGTCAACTGGTAGAAACCCGACAGTTGCTCGGTCGTCAGCAGGCGGAGAACCTGGCCTGCCCGAATCATTGCCTCCAGGTCCTCTGTATCGTCCGGGAAGGTCTCCCCCGTCGGCACACCGCCGAACTCCTCCAGGTAGGCGAGCACATCGGTATCGCCCAGTTTCTCGGCCTGCAGCCTGTACTTCTCGGACAGGCTCAACGCGTTGAGCGGCAACGGCATAGCCACCATGCCCCGGGTTCCGCCGATCTCCACCAGCCACCGCCGACGATCGGCCCCTACGGCAACGCCGTGCGTTCGGAACCACCGGAAGTCATAACGCACCTGGTAGCCGTCCCGCAGCACCTCCTGCTCGAAGTCGCTCAGCGGCTCGGGCAGTTCGCCGTCCGCCAGCGGCTGCAGGACGTCCTTGTAGAGGGGGTTCGCCGGCAGTCGGCCCAGCCCCATGATGGCCTGCACCACGCGCTTCATGCGCCCCGAATACATGGTCGGGCGCACCCCGCTGTACTGGCTCGGGTGTTCCAGCTTGGAGGTGTTGATGGTCTGGTACGGCTTCACCGCCAGGCGCGCCGAGCGCTGCTGGCCAGCCGGCAACTGGTGCAGGCGCTGGCTGGTCAGCGTGGGGTAATAGCTGCTCAGCAGGTCTTCCTCTTCACTCAGGAAGCCGTAGGTGACGACACCGGAGAGCACTTCAGGTGGCTGCGCTCGCTGGAACTGCGGGATCATGACGGGCTCCTGCAGCGAGCCCGCGACGATGCTGATCAGGTTCGTTTCACCCGCCACGCGGACGTAGCAGTAGGAGACGTCCGAAAGGCGCCGATACAGGGCGCCACTGAACATGCCAGTGATGGCCATCCTGTCCTTCAGCTCGCGAAGGACCTCCTGCGCACGCGGCGCCAGCGACAGGCCAACCTGCCGATCACCGATGATCGACAGGTTGTGGATGGTGTAGTCCATCAACTGGTCAGGGTGACGCGGTAGCCCAGCTCGTAGCTGTCACCGTTGTACAACTGCCGAGTCTGCGCATAGCGGGCGGCCGAGGCCAGCACCCCGCTGGTGGAGCCCTTGCCGTTGCTCGACAGCAGCGCGGCGCCATTCACCTCGATGCTGGTGGTGCAGACGATGTTGAACACCGCCTTGGCCGCCAGGTTGTCGATCGCGTTGCCGGCGGCGGCCCCGGGCGTCCAGGTCGGACGGTTGGCGTTGCTGTAACCCTCGGTCGCGCTGGTGATCTCGCTGGCGGTCGCGGAGAAGTTCGCCGCGGTCCAGTTCGCTGCCGGGCTCACGGCCCCGGAATAGAGGGCGAGATACCAGCCGGCCTTCTTCGCGGTCGCGCCGAAGTAGGTCGCCAGGATATCGGTCAGCCCCTGGTCAGGCAGCAGGTTCGGAGACTCGCGCGCGTCGAGCCCACCGTTCACGCTGTCGAAGTAGACGCCTGAGGCCTTGAGCCCATCCCGGGGGAAGATCAGGCCGGACTCGGTGATGATGTAGTCGCCCTGTTCCAGGGCCTTCAAGAAGCGGCGCTTATCGCCATTGCTGAGTTTCATTGGGGGTCTCCCTCAACCACCTGCGTAAAGGCGGTGACCGTCGGCCACCAGCCAGCCACGCCCAGGCATCGGGAGCCTGAGCCTTTTCTCCTGAGCCAGGACCAGTTGCCCCTCTGGCAGGCCCAGGACGAAACCTTTGTCGGAAAGCCAGACGGCCACCGGAACCGCCGGCACGTCTTGGAACAAGCTCCCATCCAGCACGGCAGCTGCACCTGCAGGCGGCGGCGAGACGTCGAGCGGCAGCAGTTGCCACTGCTCCGGGTCGGTACCAGCCAGGCGGTAGCAGCGCTGCGAGTCGGCGAGATAGATGCCGTCGTTCACCGGCAGCACCATGCGGATCAGCGAGGGGAGCTGGATGAAGTCCTGCGCGGTATTGCACAGGCCGTAGCGAAGCGGCGCGCTGTAGTAGAGGGTTCGGCCCGAGGCGACCAGTTGCCGGCCCATCCAGGCCTTGACGATGTGCCCGCCTGGCAGCGGCTCAAGGAACCTGGTGCCGGGCATCGCACCCAGCTTGCCGGCGCCGACGAGGAACGACTGGAAGCCCGGCGGCGCATCCAGCACCCGATAGAGCGCAGCTCCATTCGCGTCGGTTCTGTAGACCGACACCGCGGTCGCACCATCGACCTCCGGGAGATCCAGTTCGATACCACCGCCCTCGGCGACCTCGACGACCTGCATGCGGCTGAGGCCGCCTTCTTCATCGCCACGGCGGAAGCTGATGGCCACGCCGTAGCGGCCCGCATACAGGCCGCCTGCGCTTGCCGGCCTGGCCCGCAGCGCAGGCACCGGCAACGCCATTGGCTCGACCTGCCCACCCTGCAGCCGGAACAATCCGCTGCGGGTGGCCATGACCAACTGCCCGTTGAGCAGTTCGCACGCAACCGGCCCATCGACCGGCATATCGGCAAGCTCCACCAGGGCGCCGCTCGAGCAGTCGAAGAGCTTGCCCTGTCCGAAACAGAAGGCCGCGCCAGAGGGGAACGAACACAAGCTGTGGAGGCCCGTGCTCGGCTCCCGGAGTTGCAGCGAGTTGGCGGCGCTCACATTGCCCTCGGCGTCGAGGACGACGTTCAGCGCGTCGTGCAAGGCGCCATCGGGCAGCGCCTCGTCCGGGGAAAGGTTGTCGATACCGATGGGCCAGGGCCCGAGCTTCATTTCCATGCCGCGCAGGGATATGTCCCTGCTGGCAGTCAGGCAACCTGCGGCCGCCCCATCCGCAGCCCAGAGGAGCAGCAACCGATAGGCCTGATGATGTGCTGGGCATTCCTCACGCCGGGGTAGCCGAAGCGCTCGCCATCGCCGGCAGCGCCAGGAATGATCGTCGCGCCAGCGCCGTGCAGGACGCGGATGCGCAGGTCGAACTGCCCGGCCGTGTATTCGGAGACAGCCCAGTCAGCGATCCCTGGCGGCTGCACTACCCGATTGCGGAACGCCACGAACGGCACGCCCCAAGCGGTCGTGACACCCATGCTCACGTTGTCGGCACGCTTCGGCGGGCCAACGAGATAGGCGCCGTGACGGGTCGCCAGGAAGCCAGCCGGGTAGATCCAACGGTGCTGGTTCTGCACCACCTGGGCGCCGAACCCCAGGGCGAGGAACCCGGCAGGCTTCACCGTTCGCGGGATCGTCGGATCGATGTAGATCGAGACGGACGCGGCCCCGAAAGCCGACATGTCGTAGCCATAGGCCTGGGCCTCCCCACCCTTCGACACCGAGGGGAAGCCCATCTTCAGCGACTTCAGGCCGTCGACCAGCAGCGTCCGGCGGCGAAGGCTGATCCAGTGCGCTTCGTTACTGCGGAACGCGAGGAGGCCAAAGGGGGCGACGTACTGCGTCCCCGGGATCGTCACCCGCGGCGTGCCGAAGAACGGCCGGTTTCCATCGTCGCTGTTGATGCCGTCCTTGTAGTACATCGCGTCGATACGATGGCCACGCACGCCGCCGTGGTTGTCGATCGCCTGCTGCGGCGCTCCGAAGGGGGCCCAGACGGTCAGCGGGCTCAGCACTGGCTTGCCGAATGTCTCCCCCGACTGGATCGATGCAGGCGCTACTGTCTGCGGGTAGTTGAGCGATGGAGTGCCGAAGGCCTGGCCGAGGTAGCCGGTCGGGTAGATGCTGTTGGCCTTGACCACCGCGGCGCCTGCGCGGAAAGCGTCGATACCGGCCGGGTAGATGACGTTGCTGCCTACCTTGGCCGTACCGAACGAAGCACTCGCGTCGATACCGCTGACGCCAAGGGTGCGCGTGAACGGCAGGTTCGGATCGCCCCATAGGCAGGTGGGCGTGCCGAAAGCACCCGCGCGGATGCCGTTGCAGAACACGGTCTTGGTCCGGTACTCGACAGCCGGGCGGCCGTACAACGCCGCGTCGAAGCCTTGAAGGCGGTAGCTCTCCCATTGGTTGTGCACCGCCGCCCGGCCGAACTCCGCCGAGTCGTGGCCATAGGCCCCCACCTCTGGCGTCACGTTGCTGACCATCGGCTCGCCAACCATATCGACGTAGTTGTAGCGCGGCGCGATGATCGAGCGATGCACCTGGGCGTCGTGGAATCCGACCAGGCCGGGGGCGATACCCTTGTTGTCGAGGTCCACGTAGCTGCGCAGGTTCTGCACCGTCGGCTGGCCCAGGTGCGGCGGATCGGGGAACTGGTACTGCACCACCTCGCGCACCCGGAACGCCACGAACGGCGCGCCCATCTCCAGGCTTTCCCAGTTGCCGATGCGCTCCAGGTACCGGCGGGTATTGACCGCCTGGGCCTGGCCGAAGCGCGATGTGTCGGCGCCAGCGACGGCAACCACGCGGGCGGCATTCACCACCGCCGACCAGTTGCTCATCACCAGGGAGTCGAGGCCGGGCGGCTGGATATGGCGGATGGCGAACGCCACCAGCGGGTTTCCCCACAGGGTGGCGTCCATGCCCTGGGCCACGACTGCCCGCGCACCGTTTACCACGTCCGGCGTGCCGAACCGGCTGGACTGGTGGCCGAAGGTCCCCACCACACGGTTGCGGTTCTCGATGTAGTTGAAGGTCCCGAACCGCTCGCCCCAGTCCCCAGGCTCCGCATAGGGGGCCACGACCTGACGCAGATTCCAGACCTCGGCGCGCCCCCATTCCAGGGCCGAGGGGATGGAGATCGGCGCGACGAGGCGCGGGTTGTGATCGACGCCGGGCACGCCCAGGGCGGACATGTCGCGGCCGACGGGGTACACCCGCTGGCTGTTGTCCTGGACGTTGGTCTGCCCCCAGTAGGTGGCCTCGAAGCCCAGCGGCGCCAGCGTGCGCTGGAAGCCGATCAGCGGCGTACCGAAAGCCCCCTGGTAGATCCCGCCTGGCTTCAGCTCGCGCTGGCCGTAGGCGACGAATGCAGTGCCGTAGCGCGCGGCGTTAAACCCGCTCGGCTTGACCTCGCGAACGCCACCGGACAGGTAGGCCGTGCCGAACAACGTGGCGACGAACCCACTGGGTGCGGCGTACTTGCGCAGGTTCTGGACGGTTGGAGTACCAGCGCCGCCCTGGTAGATCCCGGTCGGCGCAACCGTTCGGTTGAAGTTCTCGACCTTCGGACTGCCCAGGCCGGCGGGTGCGATCCCCGTCGGGAAGGCCTGCTGGTTGAAGTTCTTGACCGAAGCCGAGCCCATTCCGCCAGCGGCGAAGCCCGTCGGCCGAATGTAGCTGTTCCAGTTCTTGACCACGTGCGAGCCGACGACACCGGCTGGAATCCCGCCAGGCGCGACGAAGCTCGTCCAGTTGATGACTGCCGGTGCGCCAAGGCCGCCGGCCTCCAGTCCCACCGGGAAGACGTACTGGGTATCGCCGCTGGGCGTCCCGCCGCGGATAAACTCCAGAGGCACCGAGTTGCCTGCCGGCGGCGTGTAGACCTCGCCGAACTCCAGCGGAACCTGGTTGCCGGCCGGCGGCTCGTAGGGTGGGTAGAACCGCATGTCGAAGCCGACAGCGGAGCCGCCTGGCGGAACATACCCGGGGCCGGAGAGGTTGAAGCCGACGATGTTGCCAGCAGGTGGCGTGTAGGGCATGGCCGCCTCCTGGTCAGTCGGTGGCTGGTGTCACACCGGAGACGATCATGTCCTGGTAGCCGTCGAGGCGACAAACCACGTCAAAGCGGTGCGCGGTGCTCAGGCCATCCACGCGCCACGTACCGTCTGCAGCGGAAACTACTTCGGCAACGATCACCCCATCGCCAAGCGCACCCGCAGCAGGACGGAACAGAACACGTATGGTCGCAGGGCCAGGCACTCCCTCGATGCGCGTGATGCCGTCAGGGAAGGTGCCAGCCAAATAGCCGTCGCCTGGTGGCGGCATATGCGGCCCTGGCTCGAACGGTTGCGCGGCCCCCAGCAAGGCATATTGCCAAGCAGAGAGAAGCGAACCGGCCCTATCGGTCATACCGAATCACCTTCCCACCGCAGGGCCAGCGTGTCGTTAGCGGGGTTTCCGGCCGCTCCATGCCAGTTGAAATTGAGCTGCGCAATACCGGGAATGCCACGGTGCGGAATGAACAACGTCTGTTCCTCGGTTCCGCCGAGGACCATGGTCAGCGTGTCGCCTGATGCCACGGCGGGCGCCGACAGCGACGCAATCCCGTATAGCTGGGAAACGTCCGAGCCGAAGGACATGAACGGTACTCCTACATAGAGATTGCTATCCCGCATGGATGTCACGTCGTAGGCCGGCTTCGCCAGGATGGAGCACGAAGACTTGATGCTGCCTCCCTCAGTAACAGCATCGCAAGATGGCGTGTAGTAATTGGGGTATCCAGCCCCGGTGGCAGACGGCGAGTTCGTTATCGGCGAGGGAGCGACCAGTGCGGCAGCGCCAGGTTGAGGCTGCCCATCAAGTCCTTGAGGGCGCGCAATGGCGAAGAAGAGCAGAGGAAACCCGTCCAACGTCTGGTCCAGCGACGCCCGCAGGATGTAAGTGGTGTCACTGCTGCTTTTCTGGCGGATGACGCCCACCTTCATCGCCACCCACATCAAACCTTCCCCGGCGTAGCCGTATGACGTCCGCATACCTGCATAGCAAAGCGTGGTAGGCGTCAAGGAAGAGCTGCCGGTCGGCGGAATGTATGGGTAGTTTCGCGAGGGAGTCGCATTGACCAGGTTTCCCGCGCCATCCGTTCCCGTGCCGATGCTCAGCGCAAAGAACGGAGGGAACCACGTATCACCCCCTAACGTGCTGAACCTGGTGCCGAACCCGACCTTCAGGTAGATGCTCCCCAGTGAGTCGGTGAACTTGTAAAGGCGGTAGCCGTAGACGGTGTTCACGGCTGAGGCGGTGTGCGTAAGCGTGTCCGTAAAGTCTGCCAGTTGCCCCGTATCGGCTGTCTGTTCGAGCCCCAGGGCAATAAGCATGTCGTGAAGCTCCTGGAACGCGGACTGCCGATCAATGCCCTGCCCAGAAGCCTTATCGTTCGCGGTAGGCCAGTTTGCTGTGACCGTTCTGCGTTTGCCTGCCATAGCTCAACCCTACATCGGGGCCGGCGTGACGCCGGCCATAATCACGTCGTTGCGATCTTCCTTGC